ACAGAGCTGTAAACTTGTAACTATCGTTTACTGTTAACGTAGCAGGCATCCCATTAGGGTTATTTACTGTACTTGATATCATAGTTATTGAGAAAGCGCCAAGGACTTTTGCACCTAAAGAATGTGAGCTAGCTGTCGTGTTTTCAGGAGCATCACCTCTGGTTTTAGCGTTTGTTCCTCTAGTGCATCCTGTAAAAGTATTACCAATATTTCCTGTGTATTGAATAACTTCATTTTCGTATAACAATGTATCACTATTTATTTTTTCTATTACAATAAATCCAGCAGCGGGAAAATCAGAAGAATCATTTACTAATATTGTATCTGTTGTATCGTTAATTGAAGCGGCTAAAGTTGTTTCGGGTTGTAAAGTAGATATGGCTACACCACCAACAGGTTCTTTAACATCATAAAATCTTACAATATCTCCTGTCTGTCTTGCACTGTTTGGTTCTGAAACAGTTATAACTGCAGATGTATTGATTGTTGAAAAAGGATTATCAGGTAAAAAATCAGTTGTAGGTAATTGTAATCTTGCAGGTCTTGCATTTGGTAAACCTTGTGGATCTGCACCATGTGGTTTTGGTTCTAATTGTGGTTGCTTTGGTTCAAACTCTGATATGTGAACTCTAGAACCATTCCATTCTCTGACCATTTCTTTGTATGGAAACTCCAACCCAGAACGGTCAGATATAAATTTTGCATATTTACCTTTTGAAAAATTAGACACTTGGATAATACGTTTTCGGGGTTATAAAAGAGCTTGTAGATGAACCATCTTCCTCTAAAGCTCTGCTTAACTCGTCTTCGTAGTAGAGTTTCATCTCTTGACATCTTTGTGGTTGATATTTTTGACATAAGTAAAAAGCTAAACCTGATACCATACAAGGAACAAATCTATATGGAACGTCTGTAGCGTTTGTATAAACACCAGCATCTTGTATTCTTTTTACATAATAATAGTTTAAAAATTTACCTGCTTCTGAAGAACCTGGTGTTAAGTATAAAGTTATAGTTACTTTATCTATGAATCTTTGAACATAGTATTGTGAAGGTGTGCCTGTTGCTGTTTTATTTGATAATCCTTGATATGTAGATCTGTTTATTTTTGTAAGTGGAGTATCAACGTTATTGTTTCTGTAGACAGCTTCTAATATGTCATCTACACCATACACTGCTGTTGCATCAGAAGTTCCATCATCAGTTGATCTAAACATTGTGTAAACAGCTTGACCACTTACTAATGTAATATTGTTATTTGCTATTTCCCAATAGTGTAAACCTCTATTAGCCCACTCTTGAAACATGATATTTAAGGAACGTCTAGCTGTTTTCAAATGTCCACCATTTAAGGTAAACATACCTAAACGATCAAAAGACTCTTCGATGATCTCATCGATAGAAAATGTTTTGTCGAACGTTGTCGTTCCCGAAGTAGTGTTAGCCATTTAGTCTCCTTATTTATCTAATATAATTGTTGCAACAGCATTTGAAATTGCTGATACGGTCATACCGCCTTCAAACAAAATACCATCTTCTGCTAAATTATATGAAAATACATCTCCAGCTGGAACATCTACTTGAAACTGTGTAACAGAGTTACCGTCTTGTAAAGTTACTGAACCTGCTGATCCAGTTGAAGCTAAAATAATTCCTCTTAATCTAGTTCTCCCTGCAAAGACTGATGTAGCATCTGTTTTTCTAACTGCTTTTACGTCTGATTTCATTATCCTGTGTATCCTATCGTTACGGAAGTTGTATTAGTTAAATCTAAATACACTCCTGTTTTAAATCTTATGCCTGAGCCAGGTACAAAAACATCGCAACCTTCTGTTCCAAAACCTGTTTGAAACTCTAAAGAACCCGAAGTATCTGTTCCATCATATAATTTAACCACAGAACTAGCTACTCCAGCAGCTTGAATATAAGTCACTCTGCATGGTCCTAA